AACTGAGGCATCCCGGTGTGCGGGTTGATTGTGGGCTCGCCCCATTCTTTTTTGAGGCGATCGTATTCGTCGCGGTTGATGTGGACAATGAGCTCGTCGCCGCCGACGCCCGCGTCAGCTACCTGCTTGGCCATGCCTGCAAGCCCGCCCTTGGCATAGTGCTCGGGTGGCTTGGGGACAACGATCCGCACCGGCTTGGTGCCGACGCGCCCGCCCTCATAGAACATGGCCATGGGATTATCAGAACGGTTGCTCGTCATCTCAGCCACCAAGGTTTACGGCTCGGGTGAAGGCGTATGCCCAATCTAGCCAATTCGAATACCCCGTAGGGGGGGGAGGGTTTTGGTTTGATATGTAAGGGAACGAAAGAATGCTCAAAGCCCAATCGCCCCACTCTTCTGGGTCATCAAGACGGCTCGTCGAGCCGTACTTTTCCAGACTATAGACCATTGAATCGGTCCAGTCAGTAACGGTCATGCCGGTTGGGTTGATCATCCCAGCACCGTCCCGTCACTGGTTTCGATGTGGGCGATGCACTGCCCCATCTGGTAATTCCCGCCAACCACGTTCGATTTGAAGATGAACCTCATTTCGCGCCGGGTTTCCTTAAAGAACAGAACCTGCTGCTCGGGCTGGGTTATGTCATCCAGAGGCAAGAAAGTGTGCTCGTCACTGGTCACCTCTGGCGCGCGTGCGTTTGCCCGGCCCGTGATCTGGCACGTCATCTCGCCCGTTTGGACAAAATCAGGCTCAACCATTGCGCAGCGCAGGGCCCTGTTTTTTGGTTGGTTCTGATCGGCAACGACGGAGATGTCAGCCGTCTGGAAATAGGACGGGATTGAATTGACCGCCGTGCCGTCCAGCTCGTCGTAACCAAATTCCATCTGCCACATTTTGTATTGGTTCGTGACGGCATCAGGCTCAACGCTCATGGTGATCGGGAATTCATAGACGTTCGCGAAGTCGGCGGCGGACCAGCCCGAGCGCGGTAGAACGGTGTCGTACCAAGTGTTTTCACGCAGGTTGTAGATCACAGCGTGCGTGCATTCCGTCGCGGACCCCCGAGGATAGCACCACCAGACCTCGCCAAAGCGCGGCACCTTGTAGACAAAAACCTTTTGGCGCTGATCATAATTGAGATTGTCGAAGAACCAGTTCTGGTTGAGCTGGTTGGGGACTTCGCGCACGACGCCATTGAACATCAGGAAGCGATCGACGCCGCACCAGTAGAAGACGCCGTCATATTCAATGACTGACTGCGACGAGAGAATTGAGGATTGGCTCGTGATCGTGTCGAATTGGAAGACTGCATCGCCACCGATGAAGGTCGCGCGGATAAGGCTGTCAAGCGACCAGAACAGGCCAGCAGGCGCATTGCCCGGACCAGCCCGAAGAGGCAAGGCGGCCACAATCTTTTCACCCGTGACATAGGCCTCGCCAGAGCCGAGCCCGGTCCAGTCGTTCGGGCTGTTCACCACATTCCAAGCGACGTACCCGTTTGACCCAAAGACGAAGACATAGGGATAGAGGCCCACAACGCCGCCGGACACCGCCGGGGCACTATTGGCGACAAGGGGCGTGTTGTCATGGACAAGGCCCCAATACATGGTTGAGGTTGCGTCACTGTCGATCTGCGCAAGGTTCTTGCCGGGGTGGCAAATGATATAGGCACCCGGTGCCACGCCAACAGAATCGAACGTGGAATCGAACGACCATAGGTGCGTTGCATTCGGGACGAACCCGGCGGGGGTTCTGTTTGCGATGATGTTAAGGTTGCCGGTGCTATCAAGCTCAAATTGCGTGAGATATGACTGACTGCCAGCGGCAATGTGGATCGTACCCGCCTCGTTGTATGTGTTCATTCCCCGCACGATTTGCGGCACTTGATTGGACAGGCGACGATAGCCTCCTATCTTGCGTGGCAAGCCGCGCTGAAACCTGCACCACTGGCCATCGACATAGAATCCGTTCTCAAAGCGCGTGCCGTCGCGCTTGATGCCGGGGAGCGATTTGATGATGTAGGGTTGGGCAGCCATTAGCTCATCGCCACTGTAAAGCTGATTGCTTCGTAAGAAGACGGGGTGTCGATCGTCGCGCGTGCCGCTGCGGCAGACGCCGCCGTGAAGAGCGGAATGCCGATCGCAGTGCCGCCAAGGTTTACCAAGGCCGCATTGGCGGTCGTGGCGCCCGTGCCGCCAGACGCGACTGGGACGGGAACCGTGACGCCTTGGCTCTGGCCGAGCACGACATTAGTGCCGTCGCAATACAGGATCTGAGCGTTGCCTTGCTGCACTGCAATGCCGGTGCCAGAGGCCGTCTTTACAGTCAGCGTATACGCCCCGGTCGTGGCATTGGTGACCCAATATTGCTGGATCGTCGTGGGGACAGTAACCGTTCGGTTCCCTGTCAGGACGCCGCTAAAATTGTATGCGATCCGGTTCAGCTGCGTTCCAGAAAGCGTGTAGTCACCAGAGCCCGCGACATTGATTGCCGTGTAGTCAAAGGACGTCGGCGCGGTCAGATTGCTGAGCCCGAAGGTGTAGAACCTAGTTCCGTCGCAGACCACCATCGTCGATGCGCCGACAGGAAGCGTGAGCGAGGAGCCGTTGTCGATCGTGTTCGGGCTTGTTGGGGCGATGGAAATTGAGCTGGTTCCAGCGTTCTTGATGTATGTGAACCAATTGGCCCCAAGCGCTGACACAAGGCTCAGCGTCAGCGTCCCGCTCGCGCCACTCCAGCTCAGCAGCTGCGCCCGGTTTGACGCACCAATCGTGTAGTTGGAGTTCAGCGGAAACGTGACAACGCATTCGTTGAGCGTGTTTGCGATCGCGACAAGCCCCGCACCGGCGAGGGCGCCCGCGCTGGCCGCAGATGTTGTTGACCCAAATTGGTAAGACGCCCACACGCCTGCAGCGCTGCTGTTGCCGGTCATGTAGACCTGCCACAAGGTGCCCGTCGCAAGGGTGCAGACCACGGTGCCCGCGTTGTTCACGACAGTAAACGTGGTGCTGCCGACGTTGCTGAAGAGGAAGCATTCGCCGGGCGAAGCTTGATCCGCCGGGGGGAGGAAGACTTTCCGGCTGGATCCCGTGCTGTTCACGTCCATGATGCGCGCAGCGATCAGGGTTCCGTCCGCCGGTGCGTTCGTCTCAAGCGGCCACGACAGGACCACATCGGTGGCGCTGAGAGTGTAGGACAGGTATGAAACATCTGAAGGGTAGATGTTCGTGCCGCCAAAAATCTCGGTGTAAGTGGTCATTTATGCCCCCGTCCGACGAGCGGAACGATCAAGGATCTTCTGGAGATCCTCGCCATTGAGAGCCTGCGCGGCTCGATCATACATTTGCTGCCAGACCTGAATGCGCTCGTCATTCTTCAGGAACGGGGTCGCCTCAAGCAGGGTGGCGTAGAGCAGAACCTGCGGGGCATATTCCGTCAGCCAGTTCGTCTGGTTGGTGTCATCAAGCAGCGGCAGGAGCTGGTAGACCAGAACCTCAAAGGGGTAGGCCGCGTCGGGTGTCGGCGCCACGATCCAGTTGTTGTAATCATATTCGGCATAGAACAGGGGCACGCCGGTCTGGGTGCGGTCTGGCCAGTAGCTGCGCACATACTCATAGGTGCGCGCGAAAAGCTGGTTGTATTCGTTGCCCTGCGTGCCGGTGCCGAAATTGAAGGAAACGGTCGTGCGCCAGCGGTCTGGCTTCGGGTAAACGGCGAGACCAGCCTGCATCGTGCTGGAGATGACAGAGATCAGGCCCTCGACCTTAAGCTCGCGGGCAATGCGGCGCTCAGCGAGGTTGATCAGCCGGGGGAGCTGCTCATAGACAATCTCGTCCGACGCAAGCGTGAACCCGCGCTCGAGGTAGCGCCGGACGTCCTCTTTGAGGGAAGAGAATGTGGTTGTTGTGGCCATCACGCTGACCCAGACAATTTGTTGTAAGCTTGCGCCAGCTTAACATCATATGCGTTCTTGGCATAGCCCGGCCCATTGTAGCCGCGCGCAAAGGCCGCCCAGTTCTTTTTCTGGAGCTCGTCCTGAAGACCAGCATTTTTAATGAAAGACGCCATCTGGCGAACTTGACCAGCTTCGCTCTCGGAGGCCTCAGACACCATTCCACGGACGGAGGCACACCCAGCCAGCTTGTAATTTGAGCCCATGATCTGCCCCAAACCCCAAGAAGTAGATAAAAGTGCTGCTTCTTCGTCGATCGCGCAGGCGCGGACGATTTCTGCATAAACAGCGTCTGATCCTTTGGGATACGGCTTGGTGCCCCATTTTGCGTAGGCCAAGCCTTCAGCTTCCGCATTGGCCCGGAGGCCCGGAGCATCCTTTAAGTGCTTATAGAAATGGTGGCGCTCAAAGAGGGCCTTGGGGCGGCCAGCCTTGTCAAAGCCAGACCCAGCCGCCTCAACCACGATGACGGCGCGGAAGGCTGCGGGTTCCACACCCAGATCGGTGGCAATGCTCTCAATTTCAGAAAGATCCAGTTTCCGCGCTGCGCCCGTGAAATCCATCACTTGTCTCCCGATTTTGCTGCCATTGCGTCAGTCTTGGCCTTCGAGCCAGCCGACGATCCATAGTAAAAGTTCACCACGCCCGTCCAAGCCGTGCCGAGCGCGCCGAGCATCATCAAGAGGGCCTCAGTGCCATTTTTAGGCATGCCGTTGATGAGCATCCAGATGAGGATGCCGAAGAAGCCAACTGTGATGATCAGCGCGAGGATGCGGGGGATCCAGTCGTTCGTCTGCATCTGCATCTTGCGGGCGCTGTCGCGGTCGCCTGAGCTGATGCGTTCGAGGTCGATGTCTAGTTCCTTCATGCGGACCTTGAAGTCGGCATCAATTTTCTTGATCTCGGTCAGTTGCTCCGGCGTCGCCGACTGCATGGCGCTGGCGACGTCTTCTGACGTGCCGTTCTCGTGCCCCAAGAGGACATTGGACAGCGTCTTGACGGCCATTCCTGCCAGCGGCCCACCGAGCGCAGTCGCAATCGTGGGCGCGACCTGCCCCAGAAGGGGGCCAAATGTTTTCAGAAGATCCATCACTTCCCCCTGTTCTCTATAATGGCAATGCGGCGATCCAGTTCAGCGACGGCCTTCGCCGTCTCCATCCTGATGGCTGCCCTAGCCGCCGCAGCGTCAGCCGCCATGTCCAGTCGGCTTTTTTCAACGGCGGCCATTGCCCGCTCCCGGTCCAGCGTCATCGCGGCGCGGCCAAGTGCGGCCTCCTTCTCAACGGTGCTGATCTTTTCGCTCAGGTTTTCCCTGATTTCAGCCATGTCGATGGTAGTGCCTTGCGGGGGAATTGCCTTGTTGTCGGCGTTCACCACGACCGCAACCCGTGATTTCAATTGGATGATCTCGGTGTTGGCGTTGGAGAGCGCGCTCATCAGGTACACGACACAAGAAAACAGGATGGGGACGCCAGCGAAGACGATCTTCTCAACCATCGCGCCCTTGCTGGCCGATGCGGCCATATCAAGGGAGATCTTCTCCTGTTTTTCCTCTGTCGTGCTCATGGCTTGTCCGCCTTTGCGTCTAGCTTGTCATAGATGCGTTGGAACATGTCCTCGATGTGTTTCATCCGCGTGTCGAGATCCATGCGCGGGACGTAGGTCTTGGGCAGATCTACTTCGATCCGATGGAGGTCTTCGCGGAGGCTTTGCACCGCGCCCCATAGCTCGCGGGCTAACCAACCAATGACTGAAAGGATGACACCCCCGGTGATATTGATAAGCGTTTGAGGATCCATAGCACCGCAACCTTGTTTTAATATTCCACGATCACGATGCCGGACCCGCCAGCGCCGCCAGCATTGGGAGAGCTGTTTGCAGAGTTGCCACCCGCGCCACCGCCGCCAGTGTTGGGGCCACCGGCTCCTGCCGAACCGCCGTTAACGCCCAATCCACCTAGGCCTCCGCCGCCAAATATTGAATTGCCCCCGTTGCCACCAACGCCAGCCACCACGTTAATTACACCACTACCGCCAGAGCCCGCGCCGCCTGTAAAGTTTATATCGCCACCAGTTCCAACGCCGCCAGCGCCCCCCGGTCCGACGTTATTAGTGCGTACAGCAGCTCTAGCGCCACCTGTAGCAGAGCAATAAGCACCGAAGGAAGACGTGCCCCCGGCTGTCTCAGCCGCGCCACCCGGATCGACAGTGACAGCAACCGTACCGCCCGGCGTGAGGCCCGTGATCACCTTAATAGCTGCGCCGCCCGCGCCACCGCCGCCTTGACCCGTACTTTGTGTTGCCGTTGTACCGCCACCACCGCCGCCAACGACAGTGACCTTAACTTTGGTCACACCAGCGGGGATGGTAAATGTGCCACTGGTCGTAAAAGACTGAATGGTGGGGACTGGCGAAATACGGGAGCTGACCCAAACCGAGCCATTGCTTGTGAGCGCATTCCCAGATGTGCCGACAGCGGCCAGCCCCGTCCCGCCATTGGCGGGGGTGACAGGGTTTGTGACAGTGAGGCTGGTGCCTGAAAGCACCCCAGTAACCGCAATCCCAGTCGAAGAAAACTCAGTAATCAGCGCCCCGCCGGTAGCAAAGCCTGCCTTGCCGGTCGCGGAACTGTAGAACCCCGTCGCAGAATCGCCCAGAAAGGTGTAGCTCGGCAGTGTGGCCGAGCCCTTCTGGGCCTGTGTTTGGCGGCTGTTTTGGGCGGAGTTTGACATTAGGTCACCTCAAGGATTGAGGCGACAGCGTCGGTTGCGGCGCCTGCTGTGATCGACAGGACATTGCCTGTCAGCATGACAAGGCGGTTATTGTTCGACAGAACCGAGATGTTGCTGCCCGCTGGCAATGGGGCTGCCTTCAGCAGGTTGATCGTCGTGGCGCCCTTCGTCAGGCTGACCGTGACCGTCGTGTCGGAGGCGCCGTCATTGGCGACGATCAAGCCAACCACCACGCCAAGGGTAGACGCCGGGACGGTGTAGAGGGCAGTGATGGTCGTAACATCATTGACCACCGCGTTCGTAAAAGCTTGAGCCATGGTGGCCTCCTTATGCCGGGGAGTTTACCCTACTTGTTCGCCGCTGACAAAGACCAGATTGCCCTTCAAGCGCTCGTCATCAGGTGCATGTTCAAGGGCGAGGCGGGCCTGTTCGATCGACACGTCAATCAGCCCAAGGTGCCAAGCCGCGATCGAGGCGAGGTCGTGCGCCCAATAGCCCCAGACTGCGGGGTCGCAGGTGTAGACAAGGGCCCTGTGCGTGATGCTCAGGGCGCGCATTGAGAAGGCGTAGCACTCATGCCAGCGGCTTTGCTTGTACATGAACATGGCCAGCTCGCACCAAGGCTCGCGCGTGTTGGGCGATTCCCCGGTTGCCTGCATGAACCATTTCTCGGCTTCCCATGGCTGCTCAATCTCAGAATATGCCTTGCCGAGCAGCCGCATGGCGTAGGGGCGCTCGTTCTGGTGGCTGGCCGCCCCCATGCCGAGATAGTGCTTCAGGGCCACGATTGCCTCGTCCCACCGGCGGTAGAACGTGAGCTCGCGGGCGTAATAGAAATAGTGCCACGGGTCGCTCGCGTCTTCCTTTACCGAAGCCTCAAGCAGGGGCATGTACTGCCCCCGGCTTTTTGAGGCGTCAGGGTAATGGCTGACCAGAAGCTTTTCCGATCGCGCATGAACTTCAGGCACGCGCGGATCCATGCGGATTTCTTCGTGGCACGGGTGATGCCAGTGGTATCCATGGCGGCTGTGGATCTTGTGATGCGGGAAACGGATGCCGCTACCCCAGTCGAACATGTACCAGAGGTTCGTGGTTTCCCCCGGCACCCACAGGCGCTCAATCTCTTCCCGCCAGCCGGGCTCCATGACCTCGTCTAGGTCGAGGGAGATGCAGACATCGATGTCCGCCGGGATAAGCGCCATGGCTGCATTGCGCGCGAGGTCAAACCGCCACGGGCTGATGTGGATATCATGCACGACAGCGCCACAAAGCACGGCTTTGTCAGCCGTGCCGTCTGTGCTGCCCGTGTCGGCGATGAGGATGTAATCTGCGTCTTTGACGGATTCACAGAACCGTTCGACGAACTGCTCTTCGTTCTTGCTGATCGCATAGACGCAGATTTTCATTTTTAATCCTGTTTTTCAGCGTCGGGCGCTGGCTCGGCTTCAACGACAACGGCGGGGGTCTGAGCCGCAATCTGCGCCTCGCCGCTGTCCTTGATCTTGGTGATCAGCGCCTGAACTTCTGCATATGGGCGTCCACCCAAAGCCTGAAGGATTGCGTTGACCTCTTCCACCGAAAACTTGAAGTTCAGTTCCATGTTCTTCCCTCTTCAGAAGCCCAACCATTGGGCGGTTTATTTCTACCCGCATCGCTGCGACACGCAAGCGTCAGACCGGCGCACCCTTCACGATATTGATGATGCGGCAGTTGTCTTCCAGAGCCTCAAACTCATGGGCCTGACCGGCGATCCAGTCCGCCAATTGGCCCACCTTGAGGACCATCTCCCAATCGTTGCCCCGCGCACGGATGGTGCCGCGATTGACCACAGTTATGTGGTTGTCGGCCTCCTGATGGGAGTGCATGGCAAGCTTGTCGCCGAAGACCTCAAAGTCGTAGATCGTGGCGCTCAGGTTGCCAAACTTGGCGTTTGATAATTTCAACATCAGATCACCGTGCCGCCAGTGATGTTCGCGTCTTGCATGGTTGTCCCAGCGAGGACCACCTTTGCTGTGGCGGACATGGAATATTCACCGGCCAGCCCAATCATGGTGATCTTGACAGTTTGCGATCCAGCATTCGGGAAAGTGAAGTCCTGCAAGCCATTGGCTGGGAAAAGCTGATCCCCGAACGTCGATAGCTTCACGCTGGTTGCGTTTTTCGTGGTCCAAGACAGCGTTGTTTTTTCGTTTTGATATACAAGATTTGGCGTGAATGACGCCTCTCCGCTTGCCGGACCAGTCCAGACCTGAGTTGTGGGGTCATAGTGAAACCCAATGCCAACCTCTAGGCCATCAATGTTGATAGCGTAATGATTGTCCGGGGGAACCCACACCCCAAGAGTTTCACCTGCGGCAATTATGTTGTCACAGATGTTCGTTGAGGTATCAATAACTGCATATGTAGACATGTGTGCTCCTTATGCGGGGAAGACGGTGACGATGATTTTGCCAGCGCCACCAGCGCCAGACCCACCAGTGACCCCATACATACCGCCGCCGCCGCCGCCCGGAACAGAACCAGTAACCGCATTTACTGAAGCGGCTCCAGCTCCTCCATTACCCCCGAAAGATGACACACCACCGGCT